AGAACAGACAAAAACAACCAATTCAACCTTTTTAAAAAATGAACAAAGAAGGACAACTTTTCTTTGATGTTAAATCTGAGAAAATGAAAATTTTCAACAACGGAAAATGGGAAGACTTCACCCTTGACCCTTCATACATACAAGGCACATGGGGAAGAGCCGTAAAACTATTTAAAAAATTGAACAACAAAAAATGAAATATCAAGAACTAAGCAACAACGCAAGCTTGCACCGTGACCCACCTTGGAGTCATTTGAAACTTAGTCCACTTCCCATGTATCGAGATGAGGAAAGGCATCAGTATTGCTGGGAACCTACAGGCGAATGGTTGGCTTTTTCTACAACACAAATTGCAAGCCAAAAAAGTCCAGAGGCTTTAGCAAACATAGAAAGATATAGGCACATCTGGCAGCCCAGAGGCGAAAAGGTTCATTGGTGTTTACAGCAAAGAATGTTGGGTGAAAAGAATCCAGACGCAGGTGATTATCAAGAATGGGTCACGCCACTTTTAGAAAATGAATATTGGTCTAACTTTGAACCTTGGGCAGTTGAATATATGCTCGCAGATTTAGAAAAGTCAGTTGGCGGTCAATTTGACCTTTTGGGTTATGACCACAAATTGCAAAAGCTAGTTTTAATTGATTTAAAAACGCAATCCAAGAAAAACGCCAGACCCTATTCAACAGATGCTCAACTAGGAAGTTACGTTGACGCACTTGCAAACCATCATGGAATTGTGGTTGATAGTTGCAGAACAGTTTGGGCAAGACCTAATAAATGTGTTTTTGGAGAAGAGCAAGATCCTTTAACTTGTCGATTGAAATGGAAAGAAGCTTGGGAAGCTTTTGAAGAAAAGGTTGAAGTTTTTTAATGGATAAAATTTTTATTCCTGTTCGAGGTGTTCCAGCTCCACAAGGAAGCAAGAGACATATTGGAAATGGAATATTAATTGAGAACAGCAAGAAAGTTAAACCGTGGCGGCAAGATGTCCGAGCTGCTGCCATAGATCATTATGAAGGATCAGTAATTGGTAGAGCTGTAGAAATAGAAATTATATTTTTATTTGCTAGACCTAAAAGTCATTTTGGAACAGGAAAAAATGCAAACAAATTAAAACAAAAAGCACCAGAGTTTGTAACAAGTTCACAAACAGGAGACATAGATAAATTATGCAGATCAACTTTAGATGGATTATCAGCTAAAGCAGGAGGAACTGTAATTAAAGATGACAGTTTAGTGGTATCATTAAAGGCCATAAAAAAATATGCAAAGGAAGATGAACTATTGGGAGCAAACATTTTTATAACACCTTTTGCTTTATCTTATTGACAATAAGTATTTAGCTTATTAAGATTAAATAGTTCACTTCAACCACACATGGCACAGAAAAACAAGACTCTCTATGAGTCACTTTTAAACTTTCAAAAACAACTGCCTGATCTTAAAAAAGATAAGACAGCAGGGATGGGCAAGTATCAATATAAATATTGCTCATTAGAAAATTTAATTTCATCAATTCAACCTGTTCTACATGCTAATGGTCTGATTCTTATTCAGCCTCAAGCTTATAACGATCATGGTCAAACTTTAATTGTTACCCGTTTAATTCATGTTGAGTCTGGAGAAGAAGTTAAAAGCGAAATGCCTCTTTTTCTCCCTGAGAACATGGGATCAAAACCACAATTTGCATGGGGTGGCGGATTGACCTATGGAAGACGTTATGCAATAAAAATGTTGCTTGGAATTGAACCAGATATGGATACTAATACCGAAACTGATACAGAGTTAGGCGATGTAAAAGAGCCACCACCAAAGAAAACAGGCATCAGCAGAACACCAACCAGACCAGATTCACAAGTTAAAAAAACAGAAGTAAAGAACAATAAATTTATGACTCCAGCAGCAAAGACAGAAATTAGTGGAAAGATAGGAGACTTAAATGATTCAGACAAAGCAAAGGTGTTGAGTGCCTTTAAACAGGAGTTCAACATTTCAGCAGACCAAATTTCGCCACAACACATCACACTTGCTTCACATGGCGAATTTTTGCAGCAAGCTATTAAAAAATTAGCTTGAGCAAATGATCACCCAAAGCGAAGAATATATTGCTTGTGCGGAATACGCTGCACAACAAGTTCTTCAACAACTAAAAAACCGCAATTTATCCAATCAAAAAAATGCCAAGAAACGAGTACAAATTCCAACCTGCTCTTCCTCATCCAATTACTTGGTCAGTAGGACAGAACAAATATGACACAGAAGGAGATTGGCCTAGTCAGTTAGGGCTAAAAATTCCTGCTGAATCAATTACTCCTTTTTGCAATTACTTAATGAGTTTGCTGGATGATCCAGACAAAGTTGTTGATGGAACAGTTTGGAACTATGAGCAGCAAAAAGAAATAGAAGTAAAAGTTGTCTGGGTTAACGGCAAAGGTAAAGAAGGTCAATATGGATCTTTTGGAAATATCAATCCACAAAAGACCGAAGCACAGCGTCAAGTTCAGGATGGGAGGAGATCTTCTTCTGAGGAAATACCTTTTTAAGTAAACGCTGCCAACAAGAGTTAGAGCGTTGTAATTCTATCTGAACTAACTTCCCCTCTAGCTCTCCAATTCTTCCAAGACAATTTTTTAATACTTCGTCTTTATACCAATTCTGCCTCCATAAAGAAGCACATAAATTTGCTGTCTCTTGGTGATCGTCAGAAAGTAAAATAGCCCTCTCTTCCAGTTCGAGTTTTAACTCCTGCTCAAGGGAGGGTTCAACTATTAACCAATCAACTAACTTATTTATTGTCATGTATAAACCCGAATGGATTAAAGAAGATAATCAACGAGTTGAAAATATGAATCGCTGGTACAAACTTGATGGAAGGGAAAAAAAGACTCATAAATTCCACGCTCTTTACACAGGTTTATATGCGATCAGCAAACGACTTGAACTAGAAGACAGGATTGCAAAAGCTTACGAAGCTAATCTAAAAAAAATCCCGCTATGGGTAAGGCGGGATTGAACATTCCTCTTTTCTCTAGTAAGCAGATCCAATGCAGATCCAATTTTAAACTAGCTAAGTTTTATCTATTACGCCAGTTTCTTTGCCTGTCAGGTTCTTGACGGGCTTGTTCTTTTTCTATTGCATTGAGTCGGTGGAATATTTCACGAATATCAGACTGTCTTTTTGATGACCTGTTAGCAAGCACCATAAGCAAAGCACTTACCATTGCACCGATTAAAGCAGCATAGATTTCATTCATTTACATTAGGCCAAGTTCCCTGCTGTATCTTAATCCATGCTTTTTGAGCTTCTATTAAATCAGGCTTAGATATATCTGGATCATTAATAAGACTCCATAATTCAATCCTTTTATTTATAGATTCAACGGTAAGGCCGTGAGCCTTTGCTATTACTTCTTTTTGGCTTTGGCTGAGAAATTTCATTACTTTTTAACCATTTGTGTCTAATGTAGGCATGTTTACTCGTTTTTCTATGGATGCCAAAGAAAAAGTCAAAAACCAAGCCAAGCAAGAAGAAAAAATTGAAAAAGTATTAGATGATGATGACAAGCCTGAGTATCAAGAAAAAATTGTTTTTCTGACCTCTACAATTTTTCAGTCAATTATCGTTACTTGGTGTTTGCTAGTGCTGAGCATGGGATACATTAAGCTTCCAACAAGGATGTTTGGAATGGATATTCCAGACCAGCCAAGAATAGATAGCACTTTTGCTGCTGGACTTTTAGGAAACATCCTCGCAGGTTGGGGCATCAGCGTAGGAGCTAATGGTGGTAATAAGAAAAAGAAAAAAGAGGGAGAAGCGTCTGGTGCTATACCAACAGGAGGCGGTTATCAAACTATTATTGTGAAACAGCCATTGGAACTTATAGCCAAACAAGCTGAAGTCCAAAGGGTTGATCCAATAACTAACCGCCCTATAGGTGAAGACGGCAAGCTTCAATGAAACACTTTCTCTTTCTGCTTTTATTAGCGGCTCCAGTAAATGCTGGAGGCATCACCCATAAGATCACAGCTACAGCACAAGCTTCTGTTGATGGATCGTATTCTCATGCAAAAAGAATAGGTTCAACTTATTCAATGAGTAGCTCTGGAGTAACAGCAGGAACAATGGGACATTTAGACGTTCCAGCATCATCAAACAACTCTCTAACAGGAGTGGCTGCAACACATGGTTCAGGTTCGTACACCCAGACGACCGCAGGAGCAGCTACAACTTTTAGCGAAACATTTGTCCAAGGTGATGATGTCCCAAGTGCAACAACTTTAAGTTCTGGTGCTGTTGGAAGTTTGCCAATGTTGGGAGATACGATTACATATACTGGTGGAGATAATACTGGATTAGCTGCAACAATTACTAGCGTATCTGGTGGAACTATTGGGCTGACTCCTGGCAAATCTGGTACTAGCGTAACTGGCTCAATCACAAGTGCATTGTCGATAGGTGATTAATGCGTTATTTATTATTAATAGCCTTTATATCCCTTCCAGCACAAGCAGTTCCAGTTATCCCAGGATTTAATTCTGGGTCTACAACTTCTCGAACTGAGAG